ACTTTGTTAGGAGATGTAACCTCAGAAGAAGGTGAGTTTCCAAATGGTGAATTTGGTATTTATACCACATCACAACTGAAAGCACTATTAGGTGTTTTAGAATCAACTGTTGATGTTGAATCAACCGAATCTTATATTAAGTTTTCAGATAAAGGTACATCGGTAAACTATATGTTGGCTGACCTTTCAGTTATCCCAGTTGTTCCTGATTTGAAGCAGATGCCACCATTCGATGCAGAAATCACATTGAATGATGATTTTACATCTAAGTTCATCAAATCTAAAGGAGCACTTAGTGAATCTGATACATTTACATTTAGTTGTATTGGTGGTAAGGGTGAAGTTGTATTGGGATACTCAACAATCAACACAAACCGAATATCTATTTCAGTAGATTGTAAGTGTGAGGGTGATATCCAACCAATCTCATTCTCAGCAAAGTATCTGAAAGAAGTACTTAATGCAAACAGAGGTTCTAAATCAGCAACCTTAAAGATATCCTCTCAGGGGTTATCACACATTTCTTTTGAAAACGATTCATTAAAAAGTAACTATTATCTCGTAGAGATTAAATAAGGATATTATATGAATTTTTGGGATACAGAGCCAGCAAAGCCGGAGTTTGACTTCGAAACACAAAAAAGATTGTTAATCGAAAATATGGACTATCTTTCTTCTATGAGTGTTGAAGAGCAGACTTTATATAAGAAGTGGGTAGAATTGCAAGAACCTAATATGATTAGAGATAAATCTCAAATTGCATCTATGTACGATATTCAATGGGCTCCTACTGATATTAATAATTTGGAACAAACTATCAAAGAGATTGAAGAGTTAGAACCTTATGTTGAAATATTAGAGGATACCAAAGAGGCTGGTAAGTGGACTCATATCCGAAAAATGATTCATACAATGTCCTTTGTTGCTAATCCTGGTCGTAATGTTAAAATCAATGTAAAGGATAGAAAGAGTGGTAAGCTCTTAGGTCAAATATCATTGGCATCAGATGTTACATCAATGGCAGTTAGAGATAACTACATTGGGTGGACTAAGGATGATAAGTTCAAAAAAGGAAAACTCAATCATACTACAATCGCATCAACAATTGTATGTACCCAACCATTAGGATATAACTTTTTAGGTGGTAAGTTAATTGCTATGATGACTACGGTGCCTGAGGTAAGAGAGTTTTGGAAAGAGAAGTATGGACAGACTCTTATAGGAGTTGGTACTACATCTTTATACGGAATCCACTCTCAATACAATGGAATACCTCATTTCAAAACATTGGGTGAATCAGCAGGAAAGATTTCTATCAAACCTGATGATAAGTTCTACGACCCGTGGCACCAATGGTTAAAAGAAAATCGTTCAGAGTGGTATCAAGAAGCTATCACTAACGAACGAATCCGAAACGGCCAGAATATGGGAACTGGTGAAGGTGCTAGTGGACCTGTAAGTGGTATCAAACAAAAGATATTGGGGCAGATTTTCAAAGAATGTGGTATCAAACAATCCACATACCATCATGGTTTTAAGAGGGGTGTATATCTCGCTATGATGTATGAGAACGGACCTGAGTTTCTAAGAGATGAAATCGGAGAAGATGAATTGAAGATGAAACAAAAGTTCGTAGATGGTGTAGATTACATTAGTAAGTGGTGGAAGAAGAAAGCAATCAATCGATACACCAAACTACATTCTGAAGGTAGAATTAAACCTGAGAATTTGTTCTATATTGATGCGATTGGTATGAGTTGGGATAAAATGAAAGAAACGTACTTAAAAGAAGTTGGTAGATAAATAAAACATAAAAAATGAATGGTTACTTTAAACAGATAAAGGAAACTTTATTATATTTTGATTTTCAACCCTTATTATTCTTTTGGGTTACTAGTGATATTTTAAACAATCAAGTTTTATGGACTACGCTGGATTATTGGGATAATTTAGGTCAACCATATACTTATTGGTTATACTTTGCCTATTTAATAGCTAGTATATCAATGATAATATCAATAAATAATACTAAATGGTTATCTAGGTTTGTATCATTATATTTAGTTTTATATTTATTCTCGACAATTAGATATGTTGTAAATATATTTTCAACTTTAGATACAGAACCATTTGTGATAACGGATTTTAAAAATTTATTAATTACATTCTTCTATGCAAGTATGTGGACTTGGATTTTATTTAAACTAAAACGAGAAGTTTTACATAAATCATTAAAAAAATGAGCGAACAATTAACTACAATAATAATTACAACTTTAACTGTAGCTGGTGGTGCTGGAGCTTGGAAGTTTTATGAGTTTTTAATCCGTAATAGGCGTGAAAAAGAAAAGGAAACTATGACTGAACAGAATATGTATCGTGATGATTTACGTGCTCGAGTTGAAAAATTAGAAGGAGATAAAGAATCTTGTCAAATTCAATTAACAAGTATTACAGCCGAATTAGCAGCTATAAAAGTTAAGTTAGACTTTATTGAGAGAGAAAATAACAGATTATTAAGAAAATAAAAATAAATAAATGAATAATAACGAAAATAGCTTATGGGTTGAGAAATATAGACCCGATACATTGGAAGGGTATGTTGGTAATGAACATATCTTACAAAAAGTAAGAATCTATATAGAGAATGAGGATGTACCTCACTTACTTCTATATGGACAAGCTGGTACTGGTAAAACCACATTGGCTAAAATCATTACAAATCAGATTGATTGTGATGTGATGTATATAAACGCATCAGATGAAAACAATGTTGATACTGTTAGGGATAAGATTAGAGGGTTTGCATCTTCAATGGGTTTCCGTAAATGGAAGGTTATTATCTTAGATGAATCAGATTATCTTACACCAAACGCACAAGCAGCACTCCGTAACCTAATGGAAACATTCTCTAAAACTACAAGGTTTATTTTGACCTGTAACTATGTAGAGAAAATCATCGACCCGATTCAGAGTAGATGTCAAACATTTGGGATTACACCACCATCTAAGAAAGAAGTGGCTATGAGATTAAAAGATATCTTAGATGGTGAGAGTGTTCAGTATGAAATGCCGGATTTGGCAGTATTGGTTAATAGTGGATATCCTGATATTCGTAGAGTTCTAAACGCAGCTCAAAGACAGGTTATTGGTGGTGTTTTGGAGATTGATAAAGCATCTACTATTCAGGCAAATTATATGGATGAAGTTCTAACCGTACTGAAATCTAATGATAACCTTAAAGATACATTCAGAAATTTTAGACAGATTATAGCAGATTCGAAGGTGAAGGATTTTACACCATTCTATCGATTCCTATATGATAATGTTGATGAATACGCAAGTGGTAAAGCTGGTAATATTATCTTAAAGATTGCAGAGGCACAATACCAAGACGCATCAGTAGTTGATAAAGAAATCAATGTGATGGCAATGATGTTACAAATTTTAATTGATATAAAAGGATAAGTTATGGCAAAAGGAAAAGGAAAAGTTGTTGGTATGAATCCACAACAACAGGCACCACAATTGAACATCGACCCAACTAAGTTGGATACCGTAAGTTGTGAAAATTGTGAAGGTATCTTCTTCGAAGAGGTTACAATGTTTAAAGAAGTTCCAGCAGTTCAATCACCAAACGGACAGAAATCAATGTTACCGATTCCCGTTGTTAGATGTGCTGAATGTGGAAATGTATCAGAGAAGTTTTTACCTAAAGAATTATTACCTTAATGGCAAAAGCAGCTGGAAATACAGTAAAGGCAAAAACAATATTTCAGCATCTGAGTGGTATAAAGGAGAAGAAGGAGTCTTGGGAATCTCTATCTGAGATGGATAAGAAATCCTTTACTCCTTTTATCATCAATAGGTGGTTGAGTATGAACTTGGATTTACTACCAATCGTTAATATTCTTCAGAAATATACCATTGGGTTATTATCACCCAAAGAAGTTTATAAGTTGTATTTAGATTTCTTACCAAAGCAGAAAACATTTGATAAATACATTAAAGGTAAGAAAGAAGGAAAGTATAACAAAGAACTCTTAGAGTACTTATCAAAGTGGTATGGTGTATCTCAGAGAGAAGTTGGTGATTATTTAGATTTACTTCCAAAGGAT